ATCCGTGATCAGTTGATGAACGAATGATCGCCTGGTTGGCATAACGCCACCACGGAAACAGAAACGAGGTTTTACGAATGGACAAGTTCCTGCGGGCCTGCCACGACGCGGTCAAGGACAACGAAGCAAAGTCGCTGAGCGCCAAGATGGGTGTTCCGCATGTGAGCCTGCTCCAGCGCTCGAACCCGGATAACGACGCTCACCATCTGACCATCGAACATCTGTTCGGGATCTTGTTGCACACCGGTGAAATGCGCCCTTTGGTGACGCTGGCGGATCAGTTCGGTTTCGACCTGGTTGCGCGGGAAAAACCTGCAGTCAAGCCGTTGATGGTTGCGCTTGGGCAGCTTTCGGCTGAGTGCGGCGATGTTGGCCGGCTGATCTTTGATGCTGCTGAGGACAAGCACATCAGCCAGCACGAAAAGGCCCAAGGCGAGAAAGCCATTTTGGAAGCCATTGAGGCGCTCCATGTTCTGCGCGAATCACTGAAGGCCGCTTGAATCGCAGACACAAAAAAGCCGGGCTGCAACCCGGCTCTTTCAACAACTTGTAAAACACAGAGGGGCCATTATGAACACGATCGTCGCTCCAAGCAATACGGTCACCATGTCGAGCCGTGAGATCGCCGATCTCACTGGCAAGCAGCACAAGGACGTCATTCGTGACATCCGAGTGATGCGCAAGGCGCTGTCAGATGATGGCGCAGATCTGCGCCATCTTCGGGAAGTGAAGGACGGGCGGGACTACACCGCTGAATTCCACCTTGATCGCGTCCTGACTGAAACCCTGTTAACCGGTTACAGCATCCCGCTTCGTCATCGTGTCGTGACACGTTTAAGCGAACTGGAAAACGTGTCACGACACGTTGTCACGATCCCTCAATCCCTTCCCGAAGCGCTCCGCCTTGCCGCCGATCTGGCAGACAAGAACGGTGAACTGCAGCGCCTGATTTCAGACCAGGCGCCGAAGGTAGCTGCCATCAAACGCCTCGCCGCCGCCGGAGGGGCGATTTGCATCACCGACGCCGCCAAGCAGCTTGGTATGGCCCCGGCGCGCTTGTTTGCGTGGCTTGAGCAGCACCGCTGGATATTCCGGCGTCACGGGGGCAAACGCTGGTTTGCCTACCAGCCTCGCATCACTACCGGCCACATGACTCATAAGGTCACCGCACTGAAGCCTGACCCGGAAACTGGAATCGAGCGCGCGGCATTCGATCCAATGGTCACCCCGAAAGGACTTACCCGTCTCGCTGAACTTCTGCAGGAGGCCGCGTAATGGCCGGCGACTGGATCAAATTCGAACTCACCACCCTGGATAAGCCTGAGGTTTGCCAGATTGCGGACTTGGCCGATATTGACCCCGACGCCGTCGTCGGCAAGCTGATGCGCGTGTGGGGATGGTTACCACCCCTGCCTGACCATGCAGCACGTAATGAATGCCGTGCTGCTGATCACCGCCAAGGCGCAGTTGCCTGACCTAACCTCGGCCAAACGCGTGAAGGCTCAGTACCTGGTGACACTGGCATTGCAGTCGTACAAAGCTGAGGTCACCGGAGCTGCAGAGTGGGGACCGGCCCGAGTGGCTGCCGAAATGAACGCGTTCTTCGGCGTATCGATTGAGCCAAAACACTGGAATCGCGATTGGCTGGACTTGTGGGAATCGCTGAAAGCAGTAATTAAAGAAGTGGATATTGAGGCGCAATCCGCTATATGGCAGTTGATTCACGCGGAGATTGAGGAATCAGCGGCGTAATATGTTGACATGGTGGGGATTTGCAGTTAATTTTCCCATAGTGCGCAACTTACCTCCAACGCACGCCACTTCCAGAACCCGGCCATTGAGCCGGGTTTTTGCATTAGTAGAGTGTGATAAGAGCTATTTTCCTGTCGCCATCGTATTGACATCACGGTGGGGAGTAGGGGAAGGTTAGGAAAACCACATTGGATCCTTTTTATGATCAAGGCTATCGCACTCGCTCTAACTCTTTTTGCTACTTCCGCGATCGCGGCCGACATGACCGACAAGGTCATGCTTTCCGAAGTACATGTGACCAAAGGATTGCTTCCAGCCGTCGAGGGCGTTGCCAAGAACAATACTGGAGTGACCTTGGAGAATTTGTTTATCACGTTCAAGCTCTACAATGATGCGGGCGAAGTGGTTGGTAGCGCCCTCGCTCGCGGTAAAGACGTTGAGCCAGGCGAGGCATGGCGGTTCTCCACACCCACTACGATAAAGTTCACTAAGGCAAAGCTTTCAAAGATTGAGATTTACTGATTGGAAAGCCCAGCTCTCGAGTCGGTTTTTTGTGCTCAGAGATTACGAATAGTCCAATCCGCTTTGAATGAATCGAACAAGGAGCACGCGCAGTTCGATTTGCTCAAAGGCAGCTAGTGATGTGTGTAGATGGCTGTTCGTTTTCATGATGGCCAGTTGACATGTTTTCCGGTGAGGCACTATAAAGTGCTCTTTAAATGGACGAGAGGGGCCTAGCAATGAGCGATCAAAAAAAATACTCGGATCAATCCGGAAGAAAACACGACTCTATGCTGGGTGCCCACTGGGCGGATGAGGAAGCAGAAAAGGCGAAAAATAAGTCGGGCGCCAGTGACGATACCGTCAAGTTGACTGTCTTTCTAAGCCTTGTCTATATTGTCACTTCTCTATTCGTAAGCAGGAAGCTTTTCACGCTCTTAGATCTAAAGTTTAGTCATTCTACAGCCGGAGGAGTATCCACACTTGGGCTTTGTCTCGTGTTGATTGTTATTTATTTTTGGCTTATGACTAAGTTTAAGACGGCCGATTCTGTGTGTGGTTACAGCTGCATCGCTGCTGCAGCGATGGCTTCGATCTGCGGTTTTCTTCCGGCGGTCCCGTAGGATATTGAATTCCGGCCTCGCCATCGTGCACGTGGTGCCTAAAGGCACGCCCTAGCGTTTTCCGCCTTATCATAAGCCCAGCCGTCGTGCTGGGCTTTTTCGTTTTTGGGCTGTCGGGCTTCGGTCGCCGCGCGCCTATTCAGGGCCTCGGCATGCGCAGGGGCTTTCCCGAATCTGGCACCCATGCCCCCGTCTTTGCTCCGATCGGATGAGGAAGGCATGGAGCGCCGGACCAATCACAACGCCGAGATACCGAGGCGCCATGAGATATCAATCTATGTCCGAGCCCGGTCCTCTCACTGCCGCTGGCGGTATCGCGCTGTACAAGCTGGGGGCATTTGGATTCGTGGCCGTCTTGGCTGCTGTTGTCGTTATGGCGATGACGTTACCCAAGACCGCGCGCGAGTTCGTCGTCGCAATGATCAGCACATCGGTGTCCAGCATCTGCGGCGGCGCCTTCGTTGTCCGGTGGCTGGGCCTTGGCTCTTGGGCGAATGACGACGTCGGGGTGATTGCCCTGGGCGGAATCATTTTTGTGTGCGGCCTGCCTGCTTGGGTCTTGGTTCGCGCCTGGTTCAAGTGGGCTGAGAAGCGCCGGGATAAGGACCTGGCCGAAATAGCCAGTGATCTTGCCGATCTGCGTAAAGCGGTAACCGGTGCCAACCAACAACAAAATCCTTAAGGGGATGACCATGCAACTGATCGACAACTGGAAACAAGCGCTGAGCATGACCAGCGTTCAGGCTGGTGGTGCAGTCGCCGCGCTTGGTTTAACTGAGCAGCTGATGCCGACCCTTCAGGCGGTGTTGCCACCAATTGCCTACGGCGTGCTGGGCCTACTGGTGATGATCGCCCGGGTCGTGCTGCAGCCGAAGCTGGGTAAGTAGTTCGCGACACGTTTCGCGGATAAGCAAATTGTATCGCAGAAGGTCAGTCAAGCATGCCTCGACTTAAAACTTTACCGCCTCGAATGAAGCAATCCGAAGGTAGGCCATTCGCTGTCCCCATCGCAGATGGAGGTGCAGATGGCTGGGGTTCGGGCCGCGGTGGTCGACCTTGGCGACGTAAGCGTGCCGCGATCCTGGTGCGTGACGAGTACACCTGCCAAACCTGCGGCATCATCACGCTGCAACTCGAGGTCGATCACATCGAGAACCGCGCTCGGGGTGGGTCGGACGATGAAGCGAACCTGCAGGCGCTCTGCATCCCGTGTCACAAACTGAAGACCGCCGCCGAGTCGGCCGAGGGAGCGGGACGAACGTGAAGTTGCGACGCCTTTCCTGCAATTGAGAATCGCTGTCGACGTCGCTTGCGGCACGTCAGTGCCCCACCCTTTGGGGAGGGGGCGGGTCAAAACCGTGGGAGGTTTAGCCTCGGCCACCACTCGCCCCCGCACGGACAGATTTTTTCCCCCACACAGGTTTTTTGTTAATGGCGTTAACAACCAAGCAGCGTGCTTTTGTCGAAGCCGTGAGGAGAGGTGCGTCCAACAAAGATGCAGCGATAGCCGCAGGATATGCGGCCTCCAGCGCTTCGGTCGCCGGTTCACGACTGGCCAAACACCCGAATGTCCTCGCCGCATTGGCCTCTTCACCCATTAACAAAAATGTTAAAGCCGGCCCCAAGCCGGTAAATGAAAAACCGCCGGCCGAAGACCTAGCCCGGGGTGATGTCGAATCCTCTTTCGACTTTTCCAAGGCGATGACATTTACCGATCCGAAAGCATTCTTGATCGCGACCATGAACGACTACGACGCGGACGCGAAGCTTCGGGTCGACGCAGCGAAAGCACTCATGCCGTTCATTCATCCGCGTAAAGGTGAAGGCGGCAAAA